CCAGTAATTTTGTTGCCCTTACCTGCTGGCAAGTATGCCCCCTGCTGAAAAGTTACTCCCGACATACCCCTTGCACTTAGTACATTGGTGGCCGTGCCATTCTCTTGGGTTACGGTAAAAGAAGTAAATACAGTGTCCTCGGTAGGTACAACTGCGTCATAACTAACTGAGGTAACTGTCGCAGCCGCGTGGTATTTAAAACCCTGCGAGCCTGCAATAATGTCTGCGCTTGCTTGTGCCATAGTACCCGCAATTTACAAACACATTAAAAGCAAGGTGTTAACAAATTAAATGCTGCTAATAATATACCACTGGGAGCCGTCGCTTATAATTGTCTTGCTGCCGTATTGTGAATTTATAGTAGTTGTACTTGAGCCGTTTATATTATACGCGCCGCCGCTTATAGTCACTACATGCGGGTTAGCTTTTTTAATAAAGTAGTATTTTTTGCCTTTGCTCTCTGTGGCGTTTGGCAAGTTCACAGTTACATTACCGTCAGCAGTATTACAAATAATTAACTCGTAGCCGTTAGTAATTGTGTGCGTTCCGTTGGTGTATACCACAGAGGCGTTATGCTCTTGGAGGTGCCAAGACATCTGCTGTGCTGCATTGTCAAAATGCACCATAACCTCGTAACGTGTGTTAAGCGTTGGTGTAGTTGCGGGCGCACCATCGGCATCGTTTACCAGGTAATTAAGAACTAATGCAGGCGTGCGCTGTACCGAATCGTTTAGCCTTCCTATCTGCTCGTCTTGGTAATTAACACGATCCTTTAAACCAGTGCCAACTTTAAGCCCTTCGCCTGATGAGGTTAGCCCAGTGTATATTGGAACCAATCCCAACCACTCGCCAGCCCATTGCTCGGACCGTGCAGTATAAACAGCGCCGTTTATTAACCATTTGTAATTATCAAAGTAGAGTGATTTGATGGCCGTCAAAGTTCCTGCATCTGCCCACGTGCCCTGTATTGATGGCACAAAGTCCTTGTACAATCCCGCAATGCCTTGGCCTAGCATTTCGGTAGGCGTGCCATGTGTCACAGAATCCCAACCACCACGCCAATCGTCAGCAATTACCCACTGGTTACTTGAGTTGTAAGCCTCTATGTTTCCGATGGCATATTTGCTAGAGCTGCTGTAATACTTTGGCTCTAAAATTATCGGCGTAGAATTAACGGCATTCGCGTTGTCGGGCGTGTAGGTTTCAGTTATGTTAAAAGTAAAATCGGGGTTTTTGTAGGGCGATGCGTCCGCAAAGGCTAATTGAATAGATCCCCAAAATGGTTTAAAAAATTCATTGTATGCACCCGTGCCGCCAAATATATTATATTTCTGTTTAACGGCTTTAACCCAGTTTATTTTAACCTCTAAAATTGTAAAGCCTGCAGGCGGGCTGCTTACTTGTTTGTCAAAAACAAAGCTGGTCCAGTTGCTATTTTGAAAGTCGTTAGCAATCGTTTCAATAAATGTGCTAGTAGGCGCAGACGCAGCGCTAACCCATAGCAAAGTATTTAAATCTAACACCCGGTAGCCAGTGCCTCCATCCCTTAAATAAATTGTAATTGCTACATCCGATTTATCCTCTGGGCCCGTTGGCGATGTGGTAAATGTATGCCGTGCAAATTTAACAGCAAAGCGGATTCTTAAAGGTGCTTCGTCTGGCGTTGTTCCAGTTGGAACCCCTGTAAATGTTTTGGCAAAAAAAGTATCGGATTGGTTTGCATATGTTCTGTATGCAGTAGCACCTAGCATTCGCTCTGTGTCAATCTGCACGTACTTAGCAGCTGCCTGGTAGCTTAGTGATGGTTTGGCTATCCATTGCGGGCGTGTGTCGTTACCAAGTTGCACAGCGTGCGTGTAGGTGCCGGTTCCAATATATTGCAGCGTGTAATTAAACTGGCGATAAGCAACAGTTGCATCTAGGTATTCAGTCGCAGAAACAAGCCAATACTTTCCAATCTCTAGCATAAATCTAGCCTGCAATATTTCACAAACTTGCTTTAGTGCAGCCTTGCAATCCATCATATTACTTTCCGCATATTGGAAAGCAGAAATGTCGGTGGCTTTAATATCTTTAAATTGGTCGTAATCGTCGACAAATGTATTTAGATCAACCTGCAAAAGGTCAATGCCTTTGCGTGTAGCATCCAAAGAAAACGGCGCAACAGCGTCTCTAAAATAATCTGTTTCAGTTCCCGCTACAACCCAATAATCTTTGAGCGCCAACTCATCTAAGCACCGACGAAATAACTGTGCTATAGTTATTTTGCCATCGGTAAACCACGAAGATTCTACCTTGTAACCGCTTAGCAATTCTAAACCATCTACAGCACCCAAAGAAATAACAGGCTTGGCTTCTATGGCTTCGCGTTGGAATGTCATTTGATCTGCAAGAACTCGGCCCACGTGCACCAAAGAATTATCTTGGTAAATAAGCACAGCCCAAAATTGTTCTGAGGTTGTGGCTATGGCTTTAAACTCGCCCAGTACAGTATTGGATGGCATGACCCAAAAAGATGTGGAGCGTGAAGGTCGGATGGCATTTTGATAGAATGTGTCGCCTTGGCCTTCGCGTTCTATTTCGTAGCCATTGCCTCCAAGCGTCAACTCAATAGAGGCGTTAAGACCTTGCACTTTCTCAAGCAGACACCCTGCGCCCTCCTGATATCCCCCTGCGGCTTGCACTCGGGCGGCGTAAAGACTTGCCTGTATCTCTGGAGTCGTACCTGTTGGCCCGTCCCAAATCTCAACGCGATGCAGTTTGCCTGTCACGGAATAAAAAGAACCAAAGTATTTTCTAGCCACGGCGTGCGTCTTTATTATATCTTTCCAAAACTATTGCTAAGTCTCGGCCTTGTATTGTAGTACTTGCAATAAACCCGCTGTTGTTGTTATTCATGTTTAGCATTCCCTTCAATTTGTCAAGTGGTGCAATTACCTCTGGGTTAGAACTTGCGCCCGGGTATTCACCAACAAGGCCCAACGTCGGACCGCTAACAATACCACCCTCGGCAAAGGCTTTAACCTCTGGGCCTTGCTTTAACGAATTGCGCACAATGGTTGCGCCTGCAATCAAAGCAATACCAGCCGCCGCCGCCGCCGCTGGGTTTGTTAAAACTAATTTTTGGAAAGCTTGGGAAGCCAAAGCTGTAGCAACTAAAGCCTTACCCAAAGAATCCATGAAAGCAGCAATAGCGCCGAGCATGTTTTTACCGAAGTTCTTGCCAGCTTCTTTTTCGCCTGTTGCTAGATCGCCAAGGAATTGACCAAAAGACGCGGCTGCATCTGCTTGCAATGTAGCAAAAGCAGAGTTTAAAGCTTGCGTTGCTTTTTGTATGTCCTTTGCCGCTTCGCTATAACTTACTGGATTTATTTTTACGTCTAAATATACGGGCGTGTTTGCTGTGCCGGCTTGTAGATTTGCTGCTGTTAATAATTTAGCATCTTCAATGGCTTTCTTTTTTGCCTTCTCGCCTGTCTCAAATCTTTTCTTTTCTAACCATTCTACAAAACTAGCTTCTGCCTTTGCAGTTTCTTCGGCGCTCTTGGCTATTTCTTCATTTTCTTTTTTGGTTTGATCTGCACCTTTTTTTCTTTCTGCTCTTATTTGTTGAGCAGCCTCTATTTGAATATCTAAACCTTTTAAAGTTAATTCATCTTGTGCAAGTTGTAGTTTTTCTGCTAATTCAGCATATAGCTCCGACTCAACGCCTACGTCTTCTTGCATAGACTTGTAGGCCGCAATTCTTTTATTTAAATAAGCTTGTTCAATTTTTAAAATATCCGCTTGGCTTTTGCCTGCAAGTTGCGCCTCTTTCTTTGCGATTTCTTCGCGTTGTTTTAAACGGCTTTCTACAAACTTAACAGCTCGAGAATTGCTTTTTGCTAATTCATCGGCATATTTTTTTTGTGCCTCTTCTGCTTTTTCTGCTGCGTCTGCATTGTCTTGCAATGCGCTATAAATTAAAGCAAGGCCTGCAATAATAGCACCTGCTCCAGTGGCAACCAAAGCGGCGGCATAAGCACGGGCTGCAACTGTTGCTTGCCCTAAAACAAATGTCTGCACTTTTGTTGCTGCAGTGCTAAGCCCCTTCATGAACATAGATTCTTGTTCAAGTGCTTTTTGGATTGCAGTAACTCCATTAACCAACGCAATAGCGCCTTGCAGTTTTACCATTGTCTGCTGTAGCTCTTTGTTTTCTACACCCAACAAAGCAGCAGCGCCCTCTACCGCACTAAACGCCCCAGCAACTGCTTGCACTCCACCCAAGACCGCATCGAGTCTTCTAGTGTCACTTGCAAAATATCCAACCTCAGCCCGTGCATCGCCAATGCTATCCTTAATTCTACCCGCTTGCTGTATAATTTGATTAGCAACCCCGGCAAACTCAGGACCCAAAGCCCTGGCCTCCATGGCTAGGTTTGTCAACTGCCGAACAGTTCCCGCTGTCGGGTTTTTGGTAGCAATAGAAGCAAGCCTATCCTGTATGCTTTTAGCGGTTTCTGCGGCCGCCTCGCTCATCTTCTTGCCGCTAGATTGTACTACACTGACGGCATCGTTAAAACCTTTCTGCAGCTTTTCAATGTCTGCGCCGATAACTATGTTTAAAGACCTTGCCATTACCTTGTGTAATTAATTATAAAGTCCTGTGAAACTTGGTAGACTCCAGCAAACCCTGCCTCGTCGTCGGTTAATTGCACCTCGCTGTCTAGTTCTATTGTTTGACATTTAACGCCGTTAAAAGTTGCTGGCAATGTAGCAGCCTCAAACGCTGCCCTTACTTGCTCAGCGACCGCCGTAGCGCTTGCGAATGTAGTGCCAAAAGAATTAACCTGCACCCGTGCAAAGTCTGTACGGCTGTGGCTAGTGTTGGTTGGGCTAGTAATTATGCTAACAAGGTTGTAACTTATTGCAGGAAAAGCAGACTCTTGCGGAATGCGCAAGGGGTTTAAGCGTGTACTAACTAACGCCGTGAGCGCTGAGTAATTGCTGAGGATGTTATAGGCTATTTTAATGGGGGCGCTCATGCTATCGCGTCTGGTGTAAGTTTATCAAAGACATGCGAATATAACTTAACTGCTTCGTGTATTGATATAAACTCGGGCTCCTCCCATGGAAAAGTTAACAAGCGTTTCGGCTCGATGGGTTTTTTTAGGTGTGGTGCCATAGTTGTGGCAACGGCCCAGCGTGTAATTTCCCACTGATTGCGATAAGCTTGCGTCTGTGCCTCACGCATTCCCTCAAGTTTTAAGCGCCAATAACGCGGGGTGCATTTCCAAAATTGAGCCTCAGTTAAACCTAACTCCCCATAACTGATGCGCTCAACTTTACGCCAAGTTAACGGAGCGCTGTCGCCCTTGGCTTTTACTTTCCCTCGGGTTCGTCGGTTGCGAAAAAGTCTGTAACGGCTTGTGTAAAAGCGTCAAGTGCTGGCGATAGTTCGCTAAACTTTGTAATGGCTGCGCCTAGTTTTTGAACAGATGCGAATGGTGTCTTTTCGCCCTGGGCTTCGTAGCCCTCAACGATTCCGTAAAATGCGCAGGCTAGCGCAAAGTCCATAGATTTAGCCAGGTCCTTTTGCATGTTTAGATCTGCAAACGATTCCATGCCTGCAAGCTGCATAACATTGCGCAGCGAATTCATGTTAAACAAAAGGGGGTGCTGAACACCCCCTATTTTAATTTCTGTGCTCATGGCACAAATATAATAGTATTAAGCAACTGTGCCAATAGTCAAAGCGCCAGTACCTTGCAATGTGCCGGTGAAAGTTGCTTTGTCGTTATTGGGTGCGCTCAATGACAAGCTGCTAAAAAATGCGGCGCCAGTTAATTTTTGATCGCCTGTGCTGTTTGTGGTCATTACAACAGTTACAGAAGTGCCAGCCAAAAGGTCGGTTAAAATGTCTTTGAATGATTGCCCGCTAGCGCTTACGCTTGCATCTTCTTCAAAGATACCTTCGACGTTCAACGTGTAGCCATACTCGCCAGCGATAAACTCTTTAGCGCCTGCGCTGTCCTTGTTGGTAACGTCGATCATGTCCTTAGAAATGTCGATAGAGTGAGAAGTCGCGTTAGCGATTTTGGTCAATGTGCCTGCTACATCTTTATAGATGCTTATCAGGGTGCCGTTTACTGGTCCAGTAGTTGCCATGGTTATTTGTATATTAAGTTATTTTTCTTTGCTAAGTCGGCTAGGATTCCATCCACGCCTTTTAAAATTTCTTCAGTTACTGCGTTTGCGTTTTGATCTAGTGCCGGGCGCATGAATGGATGCGGCGTTAAACTGCCTGTATAGCGTCCGTTCTTTTGAATCCTTGGCGCTGTGCCATACTCAAACATAACACCCAGGTAAGCGTTGTAGTATTCACGACGCAAACCAATTAGCGCTTTGTCTAAGTTAGTGCTGTCCTTGCTTGTAATGAATCCAATAGAATCGCGCAGGTCGCCCGTGTTAACCGGTGCCAAAGTGCGGGCTGTGTTAATAATGCGCTGGCTGCTTTGGCGAATAACTTTCTGCAGCTTAGGGGTTTTTATATTTTTACCCATAGCCTGCAAGGAATTTATTACCTCAGCCATTCCAGTTATATTAGTTTCAGCCATTACAGTGTAACCTCAGTTTGTAGTTTCAAATATAAATTGCGCTGTAGGTTGGCAATGTTAACAATGTTGTGCGCTATGCCATTCTCAACAACGCGATGCTTAACGCTTATGTCACCGTTATAACGCACTGTGTAATTAACAATTTGTTTGTGTTCGCGTCTGTCGGCGTTCACGTTTTCGTTACCGCTTTCAGCTTCTACACGCTGCGCCCAGGCGGTTGCGTATTCGGTCCACGTTTGCAATTTCTCCCCGGTGTTTGCGTCTGTTGTTTCGGTGTAGCTTTGCAAGCTCACGAGCACATCCATTAACCCTGCATTCATTAGATCATGATTTGGATTTTGTACGGGTCCAAAAGGTAATGGAAACCTAAACTCATTTCTGTTTGAATGGTTCCCGTTACAATGGCCTGTCTGTTATCGTAGTATTGAGCCACCAATAAAAGGGCCGCGTGCTTAATAGTTGCAGGAAAAATTGTATCGGGGTCAACGGATGCCGTGCCAACCGGGTTAAACCCTTCTGTAATCTCAACAATGTACTTAATTGTGTCGTCAGTAATAGAGCTCGGCGCATCTTCAAAGAAAATATTGCGGCTATAGCTGCCCATTGGATCAGGTGAAACCAACCACGAGGCTGAATCAAATGCAATAACGGCTTGTGAATCGTTTACATAACTCACAGAAACAACAGACAAGCAGCGCGTGTTTAAGCGCAGATAATTACCGCTAGGTATATTGAGACCATTAACGGGATTAACGAGCGCAGGAGAGCCTGTATAAGCGTCAAAACCATACTTGGCAGTTCCTTTGCGTATAGAGTAACCCAAATAATTGCTGCAGGCTTCGATTGCCATAGAGATCAGCCCCGAAATATAGGTGTCATCTGATGACGATGTAACACGCAAATGGCTCTTAGCATCCGCTAAACTTAGATAGTCGGTTGCAACATTTGCAAAGGCGGTATAACGGCGGCTGATAAACATTTTATTCGGCGTCTAGTTCGGTTTCAGGGTTCACTGGTTTTGCCTTCTTTTTGGTTGGCGTCAATACTGCAATCTCTTCAGCAACTCCAGCTTCGATTAAAAGCATGGCCTGCTTGGTTTCCAAAATTACTTCTTCGCCTACATTGTAAGACAAATTAAATTGGCCTGTAGGGTTTGCTGTAAATCTCACTTTCATATTGGCCCAGGGGCAGTGCAGTCAAGACCACCCCTAGCACTCGGAACTTTTACGCCCCCGAGCGGGCAGGATATTAGGCTACGATGTCCTTACAAACTGCAAAGGCAGCAGGCTGCAACAAGTTGCAATCTAAGTAAGCATTCAATACAACGTTAGTCAAGCCAGCAGTTGCGCCGCTATAAGGGTCAACTGTCAACTCCATACCACCCCAAGAGGCGATTGCCATTTTAGAGAAATCTCCGAAGATCATGGCAGACAATGTGCTGCTAGAACCTTTAGACAAGTTAGAAGGCACCAAAGTTGAAGTAGCAACTGGGTAGCCGTTCAAGTCCATACCACCTGCAGGCCAGATGAAGTTACCTTCTACACCAGAAGTTTGGCGTGGAATAGTCTGCAAAGCAGCTTTAACCTTTGGGTTAGTCAAGTAAGCAACACCGTCACCGTTGGCGTTTTCTACCGCTTTCATCAAGTTAACAACATCGGCCCAAACTGGAGCGATACCGTTAGCGTTTGTAGCGTTAGAAGTTGCACCACCTGCAAAAGTAACGTTTACGTTTGCGTTGGCAATAATACCGGTAGGCTCGTTAGATCCACCGCCCTTAATAGCAGCAGTTTCCAAAGATTGAGCCATAGCATTCAACAACCAGTTGCGCACGTAGGCGTCAATAGAGTTGCTAGATTGCAACATCAACTGGTTAGAAACCTGAATGTAAGCAGCCAAACGCTTAGGGCTGAAAGTGATTTTAGAAAACGCAGGGCTCTTTTCAGTAGCAGATCCGTTTTCAGTATTCCAACCTGCAGAAGGTACAGTGCTAGCAGTAGGCATATCCAAGTTGCCAACCAATCCGCTCAACTGCTGAACACCCAAACCGCGCAATACAGTCTTAGGAAGCAACACGTCGATAATAGAACCAACAGAAGTTTGAACGTTTACACCACCCTCAGAACCTGAAGTACCGCCAGTTACTGACATGTCACGCTTGAAAACTTCAGAAGGGATTTTCATAGAGTGAGCGCTAACGCTTACACCGCTACGCTGGTACTCGCTAGAAGCCAAGGCTGAAAACTCACCCTCAACACCTTCACGACGGCCAGAGATAGCCATGTCAATGGCACGCTTGAAACTGTACTCTTTAGCCATTTCTGACTTTTCTTTTTCTTCTGAACGGCTAGCAGTGTGGCCAGCGGCTTGGGCTGCAAGGTTTTGCAACTTTTCCAAGGTTTCAACCTCAGCTTTGATCGCACCCAAACGGGCTTCGATTTCGCTCAAACGGTTGGTTTCAGTGTCAGCCATAGAACGCGCTTCGCGCTCGATGGTTGTTTGCAAGGTAGACAATTCGCCGAGCAAACGTCCACGCTCTTCTTTTAGGGCTTT